ATTTCCGACGCTGGTTGCAGCGACAATGCTTTCAGCGCTGCGCCTTCTTCCGCTGTAAAGCCACTCTCCACCGTCATGAGAAAGTCGATCATCTCAATCGCCTCGGGGTCGCCTATGTTGCCGCCAGGTTGTGATTTCATAGCCTGGACGAAATCAGCGACAATGATGTCCGCAAGTGCAAACGCTTCCAGCTTGGTGCGAATGCTGCGCGCCATTGTGGTGCCCAAGTGCGAGGGAAGAGTCAGGTTCGTGACCAGCCTTTCCTTGTGCATCAGCTCGGTTTTCTCGTTCAGGAGATCGACCACATGGCCTGGCATGCCAGCTTGCAACTTAGCAGCGTAACCTCGACCATTTGCGTCAGCCGCGATCAGGGCGGCAAGCGTTGCTTTTTGCTCGTCACTCAAGATAGACATGATTAAGTCGGTTGCCCGCTGGTGTAGGTCAGGCTGGGGAAGTTGACGGTATTGCCGCTGGTAATCGGCTGGTTGCTCGTTTCGTCTGTCACCCACAAAACCTTGCTATTTACCGTATCGACGAAGGCGATGTGAAGATCGTCACTGCCTGTGGAACTGCCAGAAGCTGTGCCGCTCTTGACCGCTGTGGCCAGGACTCGATCAGCATTATCAGCGCCAGATAAGGTGTAATCGGACGTCGGGACGGTGTTATCCATCGTCACACCGCAAATCTTGTTGCCCGTGACCGTGGCGAAGCTATCAGCATCGACGTAAGCCTTCACCAGCCACATTTCGTTTGCGCCATTCTTAAGCGCGTTTAAGCCGCCGTCCAGGACGTCGGCGTGTGCGTATTTAGCCATTGTTCAATCCTTTGCAGTAGGCTACGGCGTCTGGGTGCGCGTCTACCTGATCACCAAGAGACGCGATAACGTCGGCGTCAGCGGTCAGCAGGGATCCGGAGAGATACAGTTCGCCACCGACAGTTACGTCGATCAGCACTCTGGCCTCAGTTAAGCGAGACGGTTCCGCTGCCGGCGCTGCGGCTTGATATTTGTTTTTCGACATTAATCTGCCCTCTAAAGAGCGACCCCTTTCGAGGCCGCTTTGTCAGTCTTAGGTCGCGGAGTTCACGTACAGCTTCACCGCAGCGGTGTCGAGCAAGTTTCCGCCCGAGCGGGTCCAGCCGCAGAATCCGACTTGGTTTGACAGGCCAAACGCGCTGTCGTCGAAACGACGCAGCACGGTGGTGCCGGCTACGTCGCGGATCGTGTATTTCGAGAGGTCACCAAACGCGATCGACTTGGCGTTTGCGGCCATTACAGCGACGTCATCATTGATGGCGACCGGGAAGCCTAGAAGAGTATCGGGAGCGCCGGCCACAATGCTGGGCTGCCATATCGGGCGGCCTGTGGTGTCCTTAATCTTCGACACGACAGCGATCGACAGATCGTTCATCATGAAACGCGCGTTCTTGCGGTAGGCGCGGTTCACGGAATGCTTCAGGTCAACCAGATCGTCATAGATAACGGTCAAAGTCTGCCCGGTTGTGCCGGTCTTGCCGGTACTCGATTTCGGGATAACGCCATCAGGCAGGGTCGTGCCCGCGCCAGTCGTAAAGTGCGTGTTCTGGATACGGGCGATGCGGGTTGCCAGACGCTCAATGACATAGGCGACCACGTCAATTGCGCTGTCCTGGATAAGCTCCAATGGCAGGGCAATCTTGTTCGATGTGTAGTAGAACGGTTTCAGTCCGATGGTGCCAAACGTGATGTCGGCGGCGTTGACTGCCGTGTTCTGCCCAACGATTGCGCCGACATCCGCTGTGCCGTCCGAGGTCGGCCAGTTCATATCGACGCCTGTCGATGTCGTCAGGATGGTCGCAACCTCGCGCATACCTCCGAATGCCTTCAGCTTGTCGATCACCATGGCGGCCACTTCGGACGGGACGGTATAGCCGCCTTCCGTGGTAGTAGTGGTAGACATCGCGTTACGGATTGCTACGGCCTGCTCAGCGGTCACATTGTTACCGTGGCGCATATACAGCGCAACTGCTGTGAGCGCGTCAATCTCCCCGTCACCGCGCTTGCCGGCGTCCTTGCCGACGTTCTCGAAGAACTTGTCGGCCTCCAGTTCGCGCATGCGCTCCTCTGCCTTGATCTGGTTTTTGGCAAGCTCGATCTCATTGGCAAGATTGTCAAACTTGACCTGCTCTTCAGAGGTCCAAGTCTGATCGCCCTTTTCGGCAAGAATGTGTTTGGCCTGGGTAGCGAGGTTTGAAATCTTCTCGCGCAATGCTTGAATATTCGTCATTTCTTTCCTTCATAAAAAAAGCCACCCGAAGGCGGCTTATTTGCAAGGGCGACCGGCCCTCTTCGGTGTCACGCGCGAGAAGCGCTAAACAATCTGCAGCAGCCGCAACCGGTTCGCGTTCGCGATGGTCATGGCAGGATTAGTGTCGACTGGTTTTCCTTCGGGCTCTTCGGGCTTGAGCAGAGATTCAGGAACATTGGCAAACGCGGCAAGGTTCCATGTATTTTTGGCTTTAGCTGTGGGAGCAAGGCGGTCAACAAAACCATTTTCAATAGCCTCGGCTGCCGTGAACCACGTTTCAGCGTCCATCCATGCAATCACCTGTTCGGCATCTTTGCCTGTCTTGGTTGTGTAGTCATTGATGATTGCGCCCTCTACCTTCTCAAGCAGATCAGCAGTTTCGCGCATCGCTGTCTTGTCGCCCCAGACCATGCCGGAAGCGTTGTGTATCATGAAGAACGCGCCGTCTGACATCTCGACTTCATTGCAGGCTAGGGCAATGCTGGTCGCGGCGCTCGCGCACAGGCTGTCGATGTGGGCTATGGTCTTACCCTCGAATCGGTTGATCGCGGCCATGATGGCGCGGCCTTCAAACACGTCTCCGCCAGGGCTGTTGATGCAAACATGCAGGACTTGCGCGTCACTCGCGGCAGAGATTTGATCAATCACATCCTTAGCGCCGACGCCCCAATACGCATCGATCACGTCATAGATATAGATCGTTGCGTCGTTGCCATTGCGCACAAGATTGGCAGGCAGCCGCTCACGACCGACGTTATCACGCAGGAGTTGCAGGATTTTCATTTTGTACTCCGTTCGTTGTGCGCGGATCAAAGATTTCTGCGCAACTTCCGCCAAGCGGCTTCAAGCCTTTCGTTTTGCGGATTTCATCGACCATCATCCATCCCATACCGGTACCCGGTCCACCAAGGGCTGCCCGGTTATATTCAGCCTGCGCCTTGCTGTCGCCCTCAATCAAATCACCAAGGTCGAAGCGAACGAAACGCCCGGTATCGCGCGGGAAAAGTTTTCTGTTTAGCTCCTGCTCTAGCCGCTTGAGGTGCAAACGCAATGTGTGCATCACAAAGTCGCGCGCCTGCTGCTCATAACCAGCGCCCACAGCAGAACTACCGGTAGTCTGTCCAATCATGTGCGGCGGGACGCCAAATGCGCGAGCAATGTCCGCTACCTGGAACTGACGCGCTTCGAGCAATTGCGCATCTTCAGCCGATAAACTAATTTCTTTAGCGTCCAATCCCTCTGTAAGTACTAATGGGATCTTGTGAAAATTATCTACGCCAGAATATTTGCTGACGAAAGCGCTTTGAAGTTGCGCTTTCTGATCGTCGCTCATCTTGTTTGGCGCTTTAATTACAATCGATGGATGGGCGCCATTGGCAAAGAATTTGCCGCTGTATTCGTCCATAGCAAGGGCGTTGCCGACGGCCGCCTTCGCGCCATGCGCGATTACGCTCTTGGATTTCAGGCCATCGAAACCGTGGCCTGGGAAATGGAGAATGTCAGACGAGTGCAACCATGTCTGGATGCCGTATTCCGGCAGCGACACGTAATAGCGCACGCTTCCGTCACTCTGGCGTATTGGCGACACGCAGCCCCACGGCAAAGGCAGAAGTTCGCGGATACTGTTATTCAGCGCCCGACGAATCCAGGTGTACCCGTCACCACGCAGCAATTGCGCGCTGACTACGTTCTCCCAATGGCTGGTAGCGGTAAATTGAATGGAGGGCTGTTCGTTCAACTTGTACCAAAGATCGTCACGGGGCAGCCTTACCTCGTTTTCTCCATCCTGTCGCAGTATGTCGAGACGGAGCGTAGAGATGGTCCCGGCTATCTTTTGCACGCACGCAGACACCGCAGACACGCGCATAGCCGAGGTGGCATTCACCGGCATGCCAGCAGAGGATGGTGTTACGCCGAACGCCTCCATCACCGCGTCGTTATAGCTAACGTTCTCCACTTTTTGCGGACGTGACGACCCCCTCCACTCTCGTACAGCAGTGGAAATGGCTTGGAATAGGGTCACAGATCTACGAAACCTTGCGTAATGAATGATGTCACAGGGTTAAGCGACATCAATGTGACAGCGTTGAATGTCGCCATCAAGGGATCGATCTTTGCGGTGCCAGAAGCCTGTTTTGTGATCACGATTGCGTTTCCACGTGGTTCAACTTTCGCATTTCCGACACACCAATTCATTAACGGCTGCCCTGCATGCACCATGCCGCCTTCGGCTAGCTTGCGTTCGGCTGTCTTGATGGCGCCAGTCATCTTCCAGCCTTGGCTGATGCCGATGATCTTCTCTTGCGGAACTTCAGCCTCCACTAGCGCATCCAGAATTCCGCCCAGTCCAGCCGGGTCGCAACCAACCTTATCCAGCAGTCCGGATGCTTCGCAACGAGCGACAATCTCCGCGACCTGATACACGTCGTCGCCAATTTCCTTGACCAGCGTCAGATCGCCCTGCTTCGCGA